TCTAGTGGAACAACTGGCTCATCAGGATCTAGTGGCACATCAGGTTCTTCTGGCAGCTCAGGTACTGCAGGTACATCTGGAAGTTCAGGAACATCTGGAACTAGAGGATCTAGTGGTACATCAGGAAGTTCTGGTAGTACAGGATCTTCAGGTAGCTCGGGATCTTCTGGAACAACTGGCTCATCAGGAAGTTCAGGTACAACAGGTTCATCTGGCTCAAGTGGAACAACAGGCTCATCAGGATCTTCTGGAACATCAGGTAGCTCTGGATCTTCTGGAATATCAGGCTCTTCTGGAAGTACAGGAACATCTGGTAGTTCTGGTTCTGCTGGTACAACAGGTAGTAGTGGATCTAGTGGAACTGCTGGTACTTCAGGAAGCAGTGGTTCTAGCGGTACATCAGGTACAGGATTTAACACAATAACAAATCCTGCTGATAATAGAATATTAACATCACTTGGAACTACAAATACAGCAAATGCCGAGGCTAATCTAACTTTTGATGGCACAACACTTACGGTTGTTGGCAATATTGTAGCTCAGACTTTAAATGTACAAGAAGTAACGTCGTCAAGAGAATACGTTACAGGATCAACTGTTAATGGATCTCTACTAACAAACACTCATCAATTTACTGGTTCTGTTTCTATAACAGGATCTTTAAGAATACCTGTATCAGCAGCCAATCCTGTTGGTACATCTGCAGGTCAAATATATTATAACAGTACAGATAACAATATCTACAGATTTAATGGCTCTACTTGGTTAGCAGCCGCAGGTTCATCAGGAACCTCTGGTTCTAGCGGCACTTCTGGATCAACTGGAACTAGTGGTAGCTCTGGTTCAACAGGCACATCAGGTAGTTCAGGAACATCTGGAACATCAGGTAGTTCAGGAACATCTGGAACATCAGGTAGTGCAGGTTCTAGTGGTACTACAGGAAGCTCAGGCTCTAGCGGAACAACTGGTTCATCTGGTAGCTCTGGTACAACTGGTAGTGCTGGATCAAGTGGAACGTCAGGCAGTAGCGGTAGTTCAGGAACATCAGGTACTCGTGGATCATCAGGAACATCAGGTAGCTCTGGCTCTAGTGGTACTACAGGTTCATCTGGATCAAGTGGCACATCGGGATCCGCAGGTAGTGCAGGAACCGCTGGTTCATCTGGAAGCTCAGGAACATCAGGTAGTAGTGGCAGCGCCGGAACAGCAGGTAGTTCAGGCTCTAGTGGAACAACTGGTTCGTCAGGATCTTCAGGAACATCTGGAACTTCTGGTAGTGCAGGCACTGCAGGAACATCAGGAAGTTCTGGTACTTCAGGTACTCGTGGATCATCAGGAACATCAGGATCATCAGGTAGCACAGGTACATCAGGATCATCTGGTTCAAGTGGAACTACTGGCTCCTCAGGATCTTCTGGCACAACAGGTAGCAGTGGCTCTAGCGGAACAACAGGTTCATCAGGTAGTACAGGAACATCGGGTACTTCTGGATCTAGTGGAACATCTGGATCATCAGGTAGCGCAGGTACTGCAGGTTCATCAGGAAGTTCAGGAACATCTGGCTCCTCTGGATCAGCTGGTACATCTGGTAGTTCAGGATCTTCAGGCACAGCAGGATCTTCTGGTTCAAGCGGTACAACTGGAAGTAGCGGTAGTGCTGGCACATCAGGAAGCTCTGGTAGTACAGGCACATCTGGATCTTCAGGCTCTAGCGGAACAACTGGCTCTGCTGGATCTTCAGGTACTACAGGTAGTTCAGGATCATCTGGTACATCAGGAAGTAGTGGTTCCAGTGGCACATCAGGTACTGGATTTAATACTATCACAAATCCAGCAGATAATAGAATATTAACGTCATTAGGTACAACTAATACAGCAAACGCAGAAGCCAATCTAACTTTTGATGGTACAACTCTTACAGTTGTTGGAAACATTGTAGCTCAAACTTTAAATGTACAAGAAGTAACTTCTTCTAGAGAATTTATTACTGGTTCAAGTGTTAATGGGTCTTTATTAACTAATACGCATCAGTTTACCGGATCTGTTTCTATAACAGGCTCTCTAAGAATACCGGTATCGGCTGCCAATCCAATAGGAACCTCAGCAGGGCAAATATATTATAATAGCACAGACAATAATATCTACAGATTTAACGGTTCTACATGGTTAGCGGCTGCAGGATCTAGTGGAACATCTGGCTCTAGTGGTTCATCTGGAACAAGTGGTAGCTCAGGCACATCTGGAACAAGTGGTAGCTCAGGAAGTTCAGGTACTGCAGGATCAGCAGGAAGCGCAGGCACTGCAGGATCTTCAGGTTCTAGTGGAACAGCAGGCACATCAGGAAGTTCTGGTACCTCAGGTACTCGTGGATCATCAGGAACATCAGGTAGCTCTGGCTCTAGTGGAACAACAGGCTCATCTGGCTCATCTGGTACAACAGGTTCATCTGGCTCATCTGGCACTTCTGGATCTGCAGGATCATCAGGATCTTCAGGTACATCAGGTAGCTCAGGAACTACTGGCTCATCAGGATCTAGTGGCACATCTGGAACATCAGGTACTACAGGAAGCTCAGGCTCTAGCGGAACAACAGGTTCATCAGGATCTAGTGGATCTTCTGGAAGTTCTGGTTCATCAGGTACAAGAGGATCTTCAGGCTCTAGTGGATCTTCTGGTTCAAGTGGCTCAACAGGAAGTTCAGGTAGTAGCGGTAGTACAGGAAGTAGCGGCTCATCAGGTAGTACAGGATCTAGTGGATCTTCTGGAAGTTCTGGTTCATCAGGTACAAGAGGATCTTCAGGCTCTAGTGGATCTAGTGGTTCAAGTGGCAGTACAGGATCATCAGGAAGTAGCGGATCTTCAGGAACAGGATTTAACACAGTAGCAAATCCAGTAGATAATAGAGTATTAACTTCAGATGGTACTGCTAATGCAGCAAATGCCGAAGCTAATCTTATTTTTGATGGTACAAATCTAGGTATAGGTACTACAAGCCCTCTTGCAAGATTACACACTGGAGTAGCTCTTTCTGATCTATCAAGTCATACTTTCACTAACACAGGCGCAATAATAACCTCTATTGGGGTTGACCAAACTGCATCTAGAACTAATGTTCTTTCTTTATTACGAGATGGAACTAGTGGAGTAGTTTATAGTGGATTAGCTGCGTTTGATATGTCTCGTTGGCAAGCTGATAGTGTAAATACCAGAGTGCAATTAGATTTACGATTATCAAACACTGATACAGCTACCATTACTGACGTAATGTCTTGGAGAAGTAATGGAAACGTTGGTATAGGTACAACTTCTCCTACAGGATCTTTACAAGTAAATGGAATTTTATCTATATCAAATAATGCAGTAATTGGTCAAGGTAATGCTTATGGAACAATTGGAGCCGCTAATTTTACTACATTAAAATTATACGATAGTTCGACAGGAGATACGGTATTAAATAATCAAGGATATAATATACAACTACAAACAGCAGGAGGTTCTAAAGTTACTATTTTAAATGGAGGTAATGTTGGTATAAATAATACAACTCCCAATCAAAAATTAGATGTAATAGGAAGACTTAAGTTTAGGTCTGATACATCTACAACCCCTGGATTTTGGTTAACAGGCAATGATGGCTCAGAAGATGTATTTGTTGGACTTCAAAGTACTACGTCAACAAGTGCATTTGGAGTTTACTCAAGTGGACAATGGAGATTTACTATATTAAATGGTGGTAATGTAGGTATAGGTACTACAAATCCAACATCAAAATTAGAAGTTGATGGTACTATTTCTGGTAGTGAAATGTCTTTTGGAACTAATCAATTTGCATCTAGAAGATATAAAAATACAGTATCAAATATTACAAGTAGTGCCTATGTTAATATAGGTAATGTTACTGGAGATAATTTAGCAGCAGGTATAAGAATGACAGTCCATGGTACTTCTAATAATGTTGTTATTAATTCTACTATTGAAATTTTAGTAAACCATTCTCAAGATATTGTAATACAAAGTTTTTCTGGACTTTATGTTCCTATTACTGTAAAAATAACTAGTGATAATGATGCTAATTTTGATATAGCTATAAAAACTACAAATGCGGTACCTAATCCAACAACTGTTTATGTAGAATTATTTCCACTTAATAGTGAAACTTTTATTTTTACAACTACCCCTGCATATAGTTCTACAGTTTTAGAACATCCATGTTCACCAGGATATAATATATCTTCTACAGGAGGAACAACATACTATAATATAAATAATGGCAATGTAGGTATAGGTACTACAACTCCTGCTCAAAAACTAGAAATACAAGGTAATGGAGCTGTACTTAGACTCTCTACAGCAAGCTCACCAGCTACTTATTATTTTGATATACAATCAAATTATGATTCTGCAGATACTATAAATTTTTATGGTACGGCCGGTAATAACTTATTAAAATATATTTATAATACAAATGCTTTAAGTTTACAACCTGCAGGAGGTAATGTTGGTATAGGTACTACAACACCATCAGTTGGAAAATTACAAATTAATACAGGAGCAGCAAGCAATAATGCTATAACAATCCAAGCAAGTTCTCAGACATCAATAACTTATGGTATAGGCATAGATGCAAGTAGTAATTTTGCTATTTATGATAATTTTGCTGCATCACAAAGAGTAACTATTAATGGTAGTGGTAATGTTGGTATCGGAGTTACATCTCCAACAGGTAAATTACAAATAGATAGTAATAACACTCCAACATTATCTGGCACATCACCAACAGGCGCTATAGTTATTAAATCAACAGCAACAACTGCTTTAACATTTGGAGTATATGAAAATTCTCCTTTTTATGGATGGCTTCAAATGCGTCATGGTTCAGTAGCTGATATAGCTTATCCTCTTTCATTACAACCTTTAGGAGGTGGTATTAGTGTAGGGTCTACAGCTTCTCCATCTTACACCTTAGATGTTAACGGATCTATAGGAGGAAGTTCACTTTATATATCAAATACAAATGGTATATATCTTAATGGAGATGCTGGTGGTTTAGTAGTAAATGGAACAGGTTATTTTTATGCTAATTCTACAGGAGGATCTTATTTTCAAAATACCGTAAGATTTAGAAGTGATATAAGAGATGATTCTCATACTTACTTAACAATAAATGGAGGTACATCAAATCATACTTATTTTTACGGTAGAGTAGGAATAGGAGATGCTTCTCCTGCGTGTCAACTTCAAATAGGTAATAATGTAAGCGCAGGGGGATTTAGTAACTTTACTGATTATCAAATATTATTATATAAAGCAGCTACAGCAACAACATCATATGGTATAGGAATTGAATCTAGTACTTTGATGTTTCATTCAGATGATCAATATAAATTTTATGTTGATAATGTTGCTAAAGTATTAATAAGTTCTACTGGTACATTAACGGCTGCCGGAGACTTAGTAGCTTATGGGTCCCCATCAGACATTACTCTTAAAACAAATATTAAACCTCTAACCGGATCTTTAGATAAAGTCATAAAACTTCAAGGTGTATCTTTTACATGGAAAGAAGATACAGAAATAAGTAAAATGACAGGTATAAAAGATGATATTGGATTTATAGCTCAAGAAGTAAAAGAAATACTCCCTGAATTAGTTAGAGAAAATGAAAATGGTTTATTATCTTTAAGAGATAAAAGCATAACAGCATTACTAGTAGAAGCAATAAAAGAACAACAAAAACAGATAGACGAATTAAAATATTTATTACAAAGCAAATAATATGGCAATAACTTACAATTGGAATTTCAATCCACTAGAAGCGTATCCTACGGCATCTGGCGAAGATAATGTAGTATTCTTAGTACATTGGCAACTTTATGGATCTACAGGATCTTATCAAGGCTCAGTAATAGGAACTCAAGGAGTTACTTATGAAACAGGATCATTATTTATTCCTTTTAATGATCTAACTTATGATATAGTATATAATTGGATGACTGCGTCAATGGGTACAGCTAGTATGCAAAACTATGAAGCTAACGTAGCTCAACAAATAGAAAATCAAATTAATCCTCCTGTATTAATTGAACAAGCACCTTGGTTAAGTAATCCACAACCACAATAATAAACTAAATAGTTATGGCACTTCCTTCAAGCGGTCAAATATCATTTGATAATGTAAGAGTAGAAACTTCTCAAAGTTTAGCTCCTAAATATGCTATGAGTGATTGGACTGCAGGCGGTTGGAATTCAGAATCAATTTCTTTAAATAATACAATACTATCTAATATATATTCACCTATAAATTTACGTTATTTACAAAATTTTGGCCCATCAGGAGTAAGTACTGCATCTAGATTAGATCCATATCTTAATAATTCTATGAGTGTATGGTATGGATATAATCATTCTGAATCAATGTCAGATCAAATTGGATATGGAGAATATATATATAGTCATGTTTCTAATGAATATTGTACTCCGTCTACAATGATACCAGTTAATGTAGGAACACAAAATAGAATATTATTTATATCAATTTCAGGTAGCGCAGAAAATTATTCAGAAGATCTTTATGTTTATTATGGTAAACCTTGGGAATCAAATGGCACGGGCTCAGGAAATTGGCAATTTATAACAGCATCTGGACATTCTTTTTCACCTTATACAGGTGATATTAATATGGAGTTTAGTTGGGACTATAGATACACTGCTAGTCTTGGACAATACGTCTATTTTGTATTGTATGGAAATTATTGTATACCTAATATAAATTAATTTTTAAATTATGTACTTTGTAACATTAATAGGTACAAATTATAGTATTGCTATTAAAACTGGAATAATAGGAGCTATTGGAGAAACTGTTAGATTTAGAAGTTTTCTTCAAGAATGTAAATCAACTGCTGTATACCCTGTAAATTGTGATGTTGACATTACATATGATTGGCAAGACGATACACCAGGATCAGGAACATCAACAGTAACTTTAATTTCTGGATCAAGCCAAGTTGTGGATACTCCAACTGGTTATAGTTTAACAGGAATACAAATAACAAATATAAGTGGCCCTTTATGTGATTATAGTAATTTTTTTGATTGCACAGGAGATCCATTTACACCAACGACAACAACAACTACTACTACAAGTACTACAACTACTACTACTACTGCAGCATCTACAGGAAATCAATTTCTTTTGAAATTTGATCCATATAGCAGTAGTTATAATCCAGCAAATGGATTTTTAGATAATTTAGGAACAATTAATGCATATGATTTACAATCTAATAATGTTTCTGGTATAGGATACGTTCAAATTACAGGAAGTGGTGTGTCTCAAGCTTTAGTTTTAAATCAAAATGTTGGTTATGATCATCAAACTTTAGATGATAATGGAGAATTAACTTCTTTAATAAATTTATATAACAAATCCTATTGGTTGGGTGTAGTAATTCGAATAAATAAATGGGTAGATAGTTACCCAGGCCAAACAGCAGCAGATAAAGAAGGCGGTATATTTGAAATGCTTGGAAGAAAAGATAATTCTTCTGGTAGATTAAATGGAATACGATTAGTAGCTCACGCAAATCCAACTTCTTCATTAACAGGAACTATTAGAGGATATACAATAAGAAATAGTAGAAAAATTCTTGAATCACAAGTAGGAAATGTAATTTTAGGTGATTGGTATTTTATAGTGTATAAGGTTGCAAGATATCCATCAGGACTTGGAGAGGCGTTTAGTACTATTGATGCGTACAATTTTAGTGTTCCTGGACCTGTACTTGTTGGTTCGAGGACCGGTAGGATTGGAGCAGATACAGCAGGAGAAATGGATTATCAAGTTGTAGATCAAATAGGTACACCTAACCTTCCAGAGTATTCTGCTTTTCATATAGGGGCTTTACTTTTTACTACAGCATCTTCTGGTGTTGCTTTTGAGGGTCCAGAATATGTTAGTGTATTTGATGAATACAACTCCAGATTTTAAAAATAAATTTAATTATTTTCTTAAATTTAGTCACAATATTTATAATAAAATAACAATTTATGATTTATCAAGTACAAATGCAGTTTATACCAGGAAATGATCAAATTTGGGTAGCTAGATTAAACCCAGAAGATCCCATCTATGAATACCCTACTCAAGAAGAAGCTCAAGCAAAAGCTGACGAACTACAATTAGTCGATCCTACTGGTCGTCAATATAGAGTAGTACAAATTGGATAAGAGATTTATTTTTCTCTTATTTTCATATATTTATAAATAAATAACTATTTTATGTTACAGATTATTTTATTATTGGTCGTTGCAGGTGTTGCTGCATACTTCATAGCCACTTCTAGAAAAAGCAAAGTAGAAGAAGTTAGTAAAGGTACATCCCCAAAGAATCCAACGTTTGATCCATTCTATCATGCACAACCAGAGTCAGAAACTATTCCGGTTAAAAGTAAAGCTATTGCTAGCGTACAACAAATAGAAGAGCTAAAAGAAGCAAAGAAGTTAGTAAAAAAAGCGGCTCCTAAAAAGAAAGCAACTAAATAAATCGACTTTGTTTTTTAATATAAAAAAATAAGCTCTCTATAATTGGAGAGCTATTTTATTTCTCACAACAGATTATATATTTATTATAAAACTACGTTATGGCAAAGCTTACAGAAAACGAATTAGAAAGGTTACATCAAGTTAGAAAAGACTCTTTAGAAATTGCATCTGCATTAGGAGAGCTACAATATCAAAAGACAGTTTTAGAATTGTTGATGGAAGATCAAAAACAAAAAATCAAAGATTTAAAAAAGTCTGAAGGTTTACTTTTTGAAGAACTAAAAGATAAATACGGAAACATCAACATAAATATCGAAACCGGAGAATTTCAATAAAGTGTTTTGAATAAAGGGTTGATATTTATTACTAGAAAAAACTAACATAAATGGCCGAAACACTTATTAGCCCAGGAGTTTTCTTAAATGAAAACGATCTATCCCAAATAACACAAGGTCCAATTGCTGCTGGTGCAGCTCTTTTAGGTCCTACAGTAATTGGTCCAGTAAATATTCCAACAATAGTAACTTCTTATTCAGAATATAAAGCCCTTTTTGGAGGAGCGTTTGTTTCTGGTGGAGCTAACTACGAATATCTTACATCTATTGCAGCACTTAACTATTTTGAACAAGGTGGAGATTCTCTTCTTGTTACTAGAGTAGCTTCTGGTTCTTATGAGCCTGCTACTTCTAACGTAGAAACAAGTACGACAACTGCAACAGCTACTGCCACATTGGATTTAACAAGTGCAGCAGCAGCACAATATTCCTTAATAATTAATGGTGCACAATTTACGCTATCAGGATCTACTGTTCAAGATGTTTATAATAGAGTATCAGCTTCTATTCTAGCTAGTACAACAGCTAACTCGTCTGCATCCTTTAGTAGTCCTAATATGATCCTTAATTCTAAAACAGCCGGATCTATAGGAAATTCTTATTACTATATTTCTGGATCAAATACTGTTTTTTATTCTGGTGGAGCTAATATCGTTTCTTTTGTATTAGAAACACTTTCTGTTGGTAATTTAATGAACAACACAGGTGGAATTTCTGTTGATGGATCTTTACCATCAGGATCTTCTGCTAATGTTCGTTTTGAAGTAACCGGAGTTGATTCTGGTTCAGGTGTGTTTAGTTTAATTATTCGCCGTGGTGATGACTACAATAATAGTAAAACTATTCTTGAAACTTGGAATAATCTTTCATTAGATCCAAATCAAAATAATTATATTGCATACGTAATTGGTGATCAAACTTTAAGTGTTCGTACAGATTCAACTGGAGACTACTATTTACAAACTACAGGATCTTATCAAAATAAGAGCCGTTATGTAAGAGTTAAGTCTGTTAACCTTCCTACTCCTGGATACTTTGATCAAACTGGTGTTGCTCAAAATCAATATACATCTTCACTTCCTCAATTAGGATCTGGATCTGCTCAAGGTGCTTTTGGTAGTGCTAGTGGAGCAATCTTTGGTTCTTTTGGTAAAGCTGCAGTAAATTTCTTTGAATCAATACCAGCTGCAAATTCAGTAGTTGCAACTCCAACAACCAATATTCAAGGTATACATCCAGCCGATTACGCTGTAGCTATTAACCTTCTTGGTAATCAAGATGCATATGACTTTAATGTTATTTATGCTCCAGGTTTGAATAGCACAAATGCATCTTCTACAATAAATAGTATTTTAAACCTTGCTCAAGATAGAGGAGACGCTATAGCTGTAGTAGACATGGTAACTTATGGCCAACAAATAAACACAGTAATTGGTCAAGCAGTTTCTTATGATAACTCTTACGGAGCAACTTATTGGCCGTGGGTACAAATTAGAAGCCGCGAGACTGGTAAAATAAACTTCGTTCCTGCTTCTACACTAGTACCAGCAGTTTACGAATATAACGATAAAGTATCTGCTGAGTGGTTTGCACCCGCAGGTCTTAACAGAGGCGCTCTATCTACAGTACTTCAACCAGAAAGAAAATTAACTGTTAACGATAGGAATTTACTTTATCAAGGTAAAGTTAACCCAATCGCTACATTCCCTGGAGTTGGCACAGTAATATACGGTCAAAAGACTCTTCAACAAAAACCATCTGCTCTTGATAGAGTAAATGTAAGAAGATTGTTGATTGCTCTTAAAGATTATATAGGTCAAATCGGTGAAACCATCGTATTCGAACCAAATACTCAGGTAACAAGAAACAAATTCTTAAATCAAGTTAATCCATACTTAGAATCAGTACAACAAAGACAAGGTCTTTATGCATTCCAAGTAGTAATGGACGAGACTAATAACACACCAGACGTGGTAGATCGTAACCAATTGGTTGGTACAATATACTTACAGCCTACAAAGACTGCGGAATTCATACAACTTGACTTCAACATTCTTCCAACTGGCACAACATTTGGTCAATAAAATAAAACAAACTTAGGATGAACGATAATACAATTTTAAGAATTAAAGTACCTGCTAACTTATACGAGAGTGTAAAAAAGCAATTGACATTGACTGAAGCCAAAAAAGGTGGTAAAACCTATGGTGACTGGACAGTTGTGAAAGAAAAAAAACTTCCTAAAGACGGAATGAAAAAAGTAGAAGAAATGAAAGATGATAAAAAGAAAGGTCATTCTTTAGAAGAACTTAAAGCTGCACATAAAAAGCTTTCTAGTAAGATTCAAGAAATGGAGAATGCTCCTAAAGTAGAAGAAAAAGAAAAAGTAGAAGAATCAGAAGTATTAGACATGGTGATGAAATCCATAGGTCCAGCAATAGATATTGCAAAAGATAACGCTGGTTTTCTTGCAACTGTTGGAGGAATTACTGGCATTGCTAAAATGATTGCTGATAAAATTAAACAAGATCCTGAAGCTAGAAAATCTCTTGATCAAAAAACAGGTTCTGGATCTACAGATACTCGTTTTTTTGAAGAGAAGAAAAAAGAAGAAGATAAATAAATTCGTTGTCGAATATTTATAAGTAGAATAAAACTTAACATACAATGCCAGTATTGGATCCTAATGAAATAATGTTCACCGCGTTTGAACCTACAGTATCAAACAGATTTGTGATGTACATTGATGGTATTCCTTCTTATATGATTAAGAAGGCAGACGCACCAGGTGTAACTTTAAATGAGATCAAACTCGACCATATCAACGTTTATCGTAAGATAAAAGGTAAAGCTGAATGGAGAGATATGAGCTTAGCACT